AAGGAAGACTAAACCGCCAATTATTTCAGCGATTAAGGCAAGCTGATTGTTTTCTAGAAACATTAATCTAGTGATTACCAGTAATATAAAAATGTTTTTTAAAAAGGAGTTTTGGGTTGTAAATAATTCTAAAATTTTATGTAACCATTTCATTTACTAAGCTCCTCTTTATAAACATAATATTTGATTCTAAATACGTAAAGCTCGTTTAACCAGTTATTAAAATTATCACAGGACTTACGAGGAATACATATTTGCTTTATTTCCTCTACAGCTTTTTGGTTGATTAACGGCATATCTGGTAAATTTAATTTTGGTGATTTATTTGGTTTTATCTGACAACCGCTCAAGGTTAGTGTCAAGATCAGTAAGTTTAACGCTCTCGCTAACATCTAATACCTTTTGTTGAATATTAATTACTTTGTCTTTTTCAAGGTTATTTTCTGTAAGTCCTTTATTTTCTAAAGTTAATGTTTTATTTTTTCTAAAAAGATAAACAGCAATAAAAGTACCAATAGCAAGTAAAATTTCTTTAAAATAAGCTATAAAAAACATTTTAATATTGGTTAATAATTTCCTGATTATTATTGTTTTCTTCTTCTTGTTCTTTTTTCTTAGATTTATTCTGTTCTTGTTCTATAGTAGTTGGGGTCTCTGTTTTGTTAAATATTTCAATGGTAGGTGAGAAAAAATCATCACAAGCGATTAATAAACTAGCTGTTATAAAAAAAATCCCGATAAATATTTTAAGCTTATTCATTTTAAATCTCCGTAATTGTGATAGGGTAGATTGCTTCTACCATTTTCTTTTTAAGAATATACATATCTGTTTTTACGCCCTTTACGTCTTCAATAGTTACCTCCCCATTTGTCCAGAATATAAGATAATCACAGACATATTTAACCCCAGCTTGCAGATGGAAAGGGACTTGTCTCAAGAAAAATAATATTTCACCACTATTTTGTAATATTTTAAGCTGCTGGTATCTTTTATGCTCTTTTTTGGAGGCAAATTTGATTCCGTCTGCTTCACAAGGTTTAGCTCTGAATTTATGTCTTAAGATTGCCATAACGCAAGCTCCGCCTGTCTTCTTCTATATAAACCATTAGAGAACTCGCTATCTATATTAACAACACCTCTAACGTTGCTAAAAAATTCATCAGCAGCTCCGTTATAATCTCCAGCATTCAATTTTCTAAGCCCATTACTTATTTTAAAATTATATGCCCCCCAGTTGTATATAAGGCTCACTAGAGCATCAAATTGACCTTGACTTATGTTTACCTTTACAGATGAATTTATAGCGTTCTCCGCCTCTTTAACGTCGTTTTTAAGTAATTGCTCTGCTTTTTCTCTGGTCATACGAGGAGCGGCTTTAGTAAGTGCTACTAATCTCTGATCTATAACATGACCATATCCTATAGTTGGTCTTCCAGCAGGACACATATAGACATAATCCTTAAATCCCTCAAATTGTTTAATGAGATCAAGTCCCTTCTCAGACGTTTTCATTAATGCCATCTCATATATTTAGGGAAATAGCTTAACTTATCCTCGGATTCTTCCTCTGGAGTTTGTGGAGTTAAATCAACTTTTACTCCTGTTTGTTCTTCTATGACTTCCTCTGATATTTCTTCAACGGGATTGTCTTGATACCAAAAATAAGCTGACATCAGGCCAATAATTATAGCCGCTAGGACAACAAAATATTTGCTAAAAATAATGGTTTTTAATAATTCTTTCATGAATCACGCTTTTTATAGTTAACAAAATGCGAGACTTTTTTAAGAATTATAAAATTGAATAAAAGACACTAGGGATATTGCTATCCCTAGGTTGATAAAATATCAATACTCGCAAGGTTCTGTATCTTATAAAGACCTTGCAAGTATAGCATACTTATAGCTTTAAGGAAACTTAAATATTAGTTATCTAGAACTTATCCTAATTTCTTGTTTTGCAAGTTTGTTTCTTTCCTCTTCTGATACGTCTTGAGTACAACATGTACAACTACAAAGAGTTAGCATGCACGTTATTATAGTAATAGAAATTTTAGCCTTAATCATTTTATCCTCCGTTATGTTATGATTTTATTCTTCAAAAATTAATTGTGAGATTTCAAATTCTTTCTCTAACAATGGAATAAGCTTTGTATTAAACCATTCCCTAAACATTTTGCTAAACCTCTCCCACTTTACAGAGAGAAAAGTATAATCCTCTAAAGGCTTATTAAGTTTTGTTAGCAAATCTCTTAATGCTGATGATAGTTCATCTTGGTTTCTAAGCTCAAAATAGCCAGTTAAATAATCTTTTAAAGGATTCATAAATAATACTGAATCTATAGTCAAAGAATCGGATATTTTAAGTTTTAAATATAAGTTACCAATATTACCTTGAATACATCTAACTTCAACAACTAGTTCTTTATTGCTTATTCCGTCTAGGTTCTCGCTTTTTGACTTAACTACCTTAAATAAATAATCTGGTCTCATGCCGCCTCCATATCTTGAGCATAATTATATTGTTTGTTAATCCATTCAATACAGGACAGCTGCTTTTCAGTATCAAGATCCACAATACTTTCAACACCCGCTTTGCTACACCACTTGTTTATTATCTCGCTTGATACGTTGTGCAGTTTTACAAGTTCTAGCAATTCTAAAAGTGTTTCGCTTGGTTCTTGATTTACTACTTCCTTCTCTAGTACAACATGATCAAGTTTGTTGCTTAGCATATCAGTTTTTGTGATAGGTGTTACGTTCTTTTCTGGCGTATCTACTACCTGATAGTCTTGTGCCTCTTCAACTGTTATTAAACCTCCTAAAGCATCTGCAAACTTATCTCTAAGAGCAAAACCTCTAGCTCTCATCTGCATCATTCTTTTTGGGTACTGAGTCCACGGACCGCTCTTGCCCCATAAACCAGCTTTTTTAGCATCTTCTATGCTAAAGCTTACAGTATGCTCAGTTTGATTCTTACGCTTAACAGTACAAAATGCCGTATTTGTTTTATCATCGTACCACTCCTTGATATCTTCAAATGATGAATGTGCCTGTACAAGAGCAAGTAATGCGTCGCCATACACGGAAGGTTTGCCATTAATAACAGCTATATTCTGTAAAGCTTGTATAGGCTTCAACCCAAGTTCAGCTCCCATCTGTACAGCAACCAGAATATCGCCAGCTTTACCCTGATAAGTTTTTGGCACCATGGCGCTATTTGCTATAATCGTTGCATACTCCATAGCCTCTTTTAAATTACTCGGTGTTAATAACGTTGTTTTTACTGTTATGTTACTCATTTTCTACCTCACTTAATTAAAAATACTCTTGATTGCTTACTATAACTTGCGTATTTCAGGTACATTTCCTTAGCTTCTTCCTTAAACCTTTTAAGGTCAAACAACGACCTTGGAGCAGTATTTTTCCATGTAGCTATTACATTGCCGTTCTCATCTATTAGCACATCGTAATCCTGCATGAACTCTTGAATTTCAACCTTTAACTTTTCAATAGTTTTTTGTATCCTACTTTCTTCTTCTCTAGCCATTTTTAATTCTTCTAGTTTAGTAAGTATTTCATCTTTAGCGGTTATTTGTTTATTATTACTTTGAGGGAATAGGTTAAACGTATCCCTAGTATTAATGCACTTAGGCGGCACTCTTTTTTCTATATGGTTATGCCAGAAATTACGTGCAATTTTAATAAGTTTTTCTTCTAGATTTTTGTCTCTATTATAAGTATAAATTCTAAAATCCTGACCGCCGATTAGCACAGCTATATCAACCTTTGGTACATTACAGATAGCAGCATAATAAGCTACTTGGACAAGATAGGACTCAGGGATTTGGTCAGTCCCTAAGTCGCCCCATTCTTTAGCCTTGGTAAAGCCAGCTGTTTTGCACTCAAGAATATAAGGTAAATCAGAAGATATTACCCATCGATCAATATTAGCTCCTAAAAACTTATATTCAGGGTGATAGATTGTGTTTGGCTCTATTTCTATCGTCTGGCCAGTAACTTGTGCATATTCTTTGGCAATAACGTCCTCTAAAAGAGTTCCCCAGTGCATTGCAGAGTTAGTGTCTTCCGCTATGTCATCGCTGGTTTTATCAAGGTATACGTCAAGAGCAGTCCTATAGGGACTTAAGCCACAGATAGCAGCTAAATCAGTTCCACCTAAGTAGTTCTTACGTTCCCTTAGCCATTCCTGCTTGTTCATACAGCTACTCTCCGAGAATGCAAATAATCGCTATACATTAAATCTCTACTTCTTTTCTCGCTTTCCTTGTACGCTTCTATTTCCTGCTCTAATGCTACTGGGTCGTAGTCAGATATCTCCCAATAAATTCCTAGTTCCCTTGCTTCTTCAAGCAACATTTCGTATTTATCTATTTCATAACTTAGTTTTAGAAAATCGACTTTAGAAGAATTGTAAGGGATATTATACTTATCCGCTCTTTCAATTTGTTCTTCTATAAATGCTTCTCTAGCTCTAAAACCAATCCTAGTAAATGTTTCTTTAGCAGAATCAGATAGCTCTAATTTTTCTTCTTTTGCTTCATGGAATTTAGGAGTTTCTGAAATATGATCAGGTAACGCTTTTTGGCTATTCTGTTGAAAATAAACTTTGCCAGCTTCTTTTAAAGCTTCCAGATTGTTAAGAAGCTGAAAAGCCATTTTAGGCGTAATAACATCTTTAGGCATTGATAACTCGCAAGTAGATTTATATGTTATTGTATCACACTTCTTATCTCTATTCAAATTTTTAGCGGTTAAAATATCACGGGCAAGAGC